CTGACGAAAAGCATCGTGAAAAGCTCCGTCTTGCTCGAAAACATAAACAACACTTGTACTATTTGGCTCGCAAGGAGAAAAAAGAAAAAACTCTCTAGCTTGTTTTATTTTTTGACTATAATTTTAGTATGAACCACCCTCTCAAGCCACAAGTAAACGAAGATCAAGAAGAAATACTCTTCCAACTTCGTCATAAAGTACCAGAAGATGAAGGAATGATGGTGGATAAAATGATAGCCCTACGAGAAAAGCACGAATCAGCTCAAGAAGTAGTACGACAGATAAACGAACAAACTCATATCTTACTCGATAAGGATGCACCACTCCCACCACTTCTCAATCGGCTTCCGCCCTGAAACCCTATCTTTCGAGGTTAGTTTTATTTCTTTACCATTCTTTTATGAATGATAATCCAGAGCAAGATGAGGGGATAAAAACCCTCAATCAGTTACTCGGAGAGACAGATATGCCCGAAGTACAAAGGGGAACAGACGGAAGAAAGTATTACATGATATATATTACAGTACAGGATTGACCAGTACAGAAAAAGAAGTGTGTACACGTTGATTGTGAACTCGCACAATCTGTCTTTGAAGATTATGTCCTTCATTGAGCAAATCTCACAGGATTAGAAGTACAAAAGAAGTATGGAATGACAGGTAAAACATGGCAAGCGTTCAAGTCGTGCATGAATCTGGTGAAGCATTCGCTCCCCATTCCGCATGATAGACTCAAGTTTCTCACTGAGGCAGACATGGCAGATGAATTTGAAGAAATCATAGAACGTGGCGTAGATACTCATGTTGGGAAGATCCTCGACAAAGCTGGCGAAAAGAAGAGAAACGCAATGCTCAATGATTTTGCGATGAAGCTCGCAGTACAAGATTCATGGACACAAGATATAGTACAAGAATTTGACAGAGCTGGGATGCCCTCTATCCCCCCTCGTACTTTTAGAAGCCAAGCTAAAACAGTAGAATCAGTATCTGTAATCCTGACAGATGCACACTTTTGAAATCGAGAAACCTATGAAACCGCCAAAAGATTAGGAAGAGTTATTGATCACCTTATCGAACAACCAGTCGATAGAATAAACGTACTTATGCTCGGGGATGACCTCGAAGATGCAACTCAGATGTGAGCACACCCTGACACGAAGTTATCAATGCATCCTGACTTTCGACAACCTCATAAACTCATCTTGTATGTTTCCGCCCTCTACGCTGAAGAACTGAACCGCCTAAAAGCGAACCATGATGTAGACGTAAAAGCGGTACGATGAAACCATGATAGAGTAACAGAAAGTCGAGACGATGACCAGTTTCGACTCGCTGGATGGATGATGCACCAACTCCTCCAACGCCAACTTGATTCTAAAATAGGATTTGAAGATTCTGATGAAACTATGCTCGTGACTATGATAAGCTGAATAGAACACTTTCTTTTTCATTGAGATGTGAAAGGTTTAGCAAAAATGAAACCTGACGAAATTGTCTCTCGATTTGGCAAGTTTAGAACACAAGGTGAGAAAGTTATCCTTAGCTGACATATCCATCGTCTACAACACGAACGAAGTGGAAGAATCAATAGAATAAGTGCTGGTGCTCTCACAGCTCCATGAGTACATGAAATCCGTGAATGATATGTCACTAAAGATACAGAACCAACTATCACACTCCTACACTACAAAGGTGGAAAAGTAGACATTGAACATAAACAAATATAATTATCCTATGGAAGAAGTATTTTCATACGCCCCTGAAATCGAAAAGGAAATAGAAGCACGAGATGACGAACCGGTACACTCAAACTGGGCTGAGATGATTTGAGAAATCATTTATCTAGATAACCAACCTTGAAATGACACTGTCTCATAATCAATTCCTAGATAAATATCTCCGTACTGCACCAGACTACGATGGAGTGATGGGAGTACAATGTGTTGACGGAGCAAAGCAATACGTCAAAGACGTTTACTGAATATCACTAGGTTCTTTTGGCGGTACTGCCTATACTGGCTGGATCAACAAAAAGAAAACTTTTGACCCTAAAATCTGGGAAAAGATAGAATGGAAACCATGAATGCTACCTAAACGTGGCGATATAATCTTTTACGATAAACCTTGAATAACAGGACACGTTGCTATAGTCCACGAAGCCAATAAGATAGACATTATTGTACTTGAATTAAACTGAGCGACTTGAAACTGAGACGGTAAAGGATATAATGCTTTCAACCTCGAAACTAGAAAAGACTATAAAGATGTCTTGTGATGGTATCGCCTAAAATAAAACATGAAACAATTTGAGCTGGAACTGATAGAATCCTTTGCTCCTGAGACCCTATTTGAGAAATTCAAAACAGCGTACACAAGTTATCAGACACCCACAGAAGTAGGACTCACACCTAAAAAGATAGCAAACTACGACCAGAAGAAGAATCCTTACTGTACTGCGTATGGATCTGCTGGATGCACAACGTACAACACTGGAAAAATCTTCACGAATGAATACATAGCTGAATGGGCATCTAAGTACATAAGCCCAAACGGAGTAGCAAGTATGATGAACATATCGGAGAAGTTTGCAAAGGAACACTGATGTAGAAGTAAGCCAATCAATATTGACTCTCCTTCAGCAAAAAAACTCCTAGATGCTGGATATGCCATAGTAGTATCTCTCGTAGCTCCTAGTTGATTCTGGAAGCAATGAGTGACAATGTGAAAGGCAGTATGACTCTTTACTTGAGATGCTTTCGGTCACACTCTCTACTTAACAAGGGAAAAAGGAAGAGATTATCTACAGAACTCTTGGTGAGGACTTATAGAGAAAGGATTATGGAATAAAATCCATGTAGAACTTCCTGACCTCTTAAAGAATAAATATATCCGACCTCTTGCAGTAGTCATATATTCGATATAATACTCTCGCTACGAAAAGGGGAAGCTCTCTCATAACTGGGAGAGTTTTTTTGTTCACTCGAATTGAGTGATGCTATTTAAATTTGCATTCTATAAATATAACAATATACTAATTGAGTTCTATTATTTAACTCTATTATATGGAAACAGAATTAGTATTTACAGGATGAAACGATATTTACTGTGATTCTATGAAAATCGCAGAAAAGCTAGAAGTAAAACATGCAGACCTTTTGAGAACTATTAAAAAAATTATTAAAAGAAAACAAGTCGCTGGCGAGCGTATTGTTTCTTCTCAAAAATTCATAGAGGCAGATTTTACAAACAAACAAGGTCGTACTTATAAAAAGTACAACCTCAATGAACCAGCATTTATAAAACTCGTCATGCAACTCAAGGGATATGAGAAAGCTGAGATTGTACAAGACATGTTTGTTGAAGCATTTATGAATATGAAAAAAGTTTTACAACAGCACACGAATACGAGCTGGATAGAAGCAAGAGATGCAGGCAAAGTACACAGATTAGAAGAAACGGATAAGATAAAAGAGTTTGTAGAGTATGCAAAGGCACAAGGTAGTACACAGGCAAACTATTACTACGCCAATATTACTAAAATGACGTATAGAGCATTAGAACTTTTAAACCATGATAGACCTATTCGAGAGATTTTGAGCCGAATATGACTCACTTATCTTGCAGTAGCAGAAGACCAAGTAGTTATGAATTTGGAAAAAGGTATGAAAGAATGACTCCACTACAAAGAAATATACGCTATGACGAAAGCAAATCTAGAGAAATTCTGTGACTTTCTTCCCGACCAAACAAAAATTATAACATAATTTACTCATTCTTTTGGCTTTTATATGCGGAAACAATACGATATAGACAAAATATAAAAAACATTTGCAATCTGAAACAAAGAGATTTATAGTATGATTGTACTTCGCTCCTCGACAACTTTCACAAAAAGGCAACGCCAGCTCACGAAAGACCGACAGCACAGTATCACAGGGAATCTGATAGGGTAACATTCGCCATAGCTCACTTGGACATTCGAGTGAGAGTTACATCAGAATCTCTGTACTCTTATTTCTTTTCTCCCCTTTATGAAAAAAGTTATCCTCTTATTGTCACTGATGTCACTCTCTACGTTCGCAGATGTGATGTACTCATATACATACGTTACTCGTACTCATAAGTGTGCAGTAGATATATTCGTCCCTACCTCTTGAAAGGTAAAGACAGAGACTTTATGTTTTAAACTCTCTAAATAATGCAATACACAACGCACAACCTACGCATAGGTCTAAACAATGCTGAATCATCTCTACGATGGTTTGCTGACAAGAACCTATCCACAATGACAATGTACGATGAAAAAGCTATCGTACTCAATATGGCTCGTGTTGCTAATTTTTTAAAGATGCTCGACTCTAGCAAACAATTTTCTAATAAAAAATATTTCTAATCTAAAAACTATGTATGTTGATAATATACGAAGTGTCCCGAAAGACACACCAATGAGAACACCTACCCTCAGTGATAACCCCACACCTATCTGACGATGGGTACGAAAACATTTTGGTAGACGATGACTGGATCTCTGCCTTAAATGAGAGAATTTAATTTCTTATAAATAATATGAATAGACCTATAAAATTTCGTGCTTGGTTAAAAAACCACAATGTTATGACAGAAGTAAGCTCAGTAAATAAAAAAAGTGTTTTAGTACATAAAAGTATAAAAAGAAATTATGTACAAAAATTAGAAGATGTAGAACTCATGCAATTTACTGGTTTATTAGACAAGAACTGAGAAGAGATATATGAGGGGGATATAGTGAGACTTCATTGCTCAAGTAATAAGGAAAACATTATCACAGCCACGATTGAGTGGTACGAATACAAGTTCTTCCCACACATTCACGATAAAGAGATATGCGTGAAATGATGAACTGAGGCGTGAAAGATGGTGAAAATGTACACTGTTCATTTATGGTGAGGTTGTCATGCATACCTGACTACTCCTCGTTATCTGGAAGTCATCTGAAACATCTACGAGAATCCTGATTTACTTTCTAAATAACCTTATGGAAAATAAAACCACGATACCTCGTCACATATTCTTCTTTATATTTTGTGTCCTGATCCTCGCAGTAGCTTTTATAGGTAAACTCGCCTATTGACTCAATAACTGTGAAGCCCCCTCATGCGGTTCTATAACTCAGAAATCAATTGTAAATAACGAAGAGTACGTTTGGCAGAACGATGACGAGATTTGAAAGCTCATAAGAGAAGCAGAACTGCCTAAAGACTACGATACACAAAAACTCCATGCTAAAATATGCCAGAAGACATCAAAAAGCCCTCTCTGTGAGGACATAGAGATTCTCAGACGTATAGATAGCATAGCACGAGAAAAAGGAGTACCTACAGGGCTAATAATTGGTATCATGTTCGCAGAATCGACACTCGGTATAAATTTTAATAAAGAAGTATGTGCTCACTACAATAATCCCTATGGAATAAAAGGAAGAAAATATGATACAGGAAAAGTAGAATGGTATACCAAAACGAAGTGAAGACCTGACGAGAATGGCTGTTGGCTCTATAAATTCGATTCTATTGATGAAGCAACCTACTCTCTAGCAAATACTATATCAATAGGATATAAGAGTTGTAATAACTCTGTACGCTGTCTATCATATTCGTATGTATGACATCCTGACGTGGCAGAAGAATCTTGGATCAAACGTGTATCACAGTTCTTGTAATATCATATTTACTTCAGGGTAAAATAGATATAATACTCTCGTCGCCAAGACTACATCATTCTATCCCTCTTGAAATATAGAGGGATCTTTTTATCCCCTTGCTACCATCAGCAAAGTGATATAATAGGAGTATGAAACTAAAACCAAAAGAAGAGAAAATATGTAAATTCATTGAAGACATAATGTGGCTCTTCGAAGTACAGAATTATACAAGGACTATAAAATTCCCATCAAAAGATGAGGAACACGGAGACAATCAATGTACTGCTGCCGATATAGTTTTCGACCCTATATATCGTACTGTGGTAATAAGAATATTCCCTGTATTCTGGGAGTGGGGCAAAGAAAGCCAAGCAAAAGCCATTATCCACGAGTTATGTCATTGTCGTACTGGAGACCTAGCTGACTGTGCAGAAAACCTACTTAATTGAACTCTAGTAACCTCTGAGGAGGTAAGACACGCAAAAGAGAATACAACTGAGTATATGGCTCAAATATTCTTTGAACTCGCTAGAGGGAATAAGAAGTATTTTAGTGAAGCTATTGCAGAATACCTGAAATAACCCCTCAACACTTGAGAAAAAAAAGATTTGCTTAATTCTAGTGAATGCCTATAATGGTCTGGTGTTGTCGTAAAGGAAATTGTTTTTGTATTTAGAGGTTTGAGTGTAGTAGGTGACAACACAATTTCCGCCTACTGCACTGAAATCTCCAATCGCAAAAAGCATGGAGTGATACATAAAAATATACAGGCAACTGCTCGACTGGGAGTGGTATACTGACACGCCTACAAAATCCCTATTTATTCATTTGCTACTCAAGGCAAATATAAAGGATTGAAATTGGAGGTGAACACCAGTACAAAAATGAAGTCTCATAACAGGTAGGAAAAAGCTATCTGAGGAGCTTTGATTGACCGAAAGCCAGATAAGGACATCTCTAGAGAAGTTAGTGTCCACCAACGAAATCGCCATCAAAACAACCAAGAGTTTTAGCGTTGTATTACTCAATAACTGGGATAAGTACCAAGACCAAATCGCCAACAAAGTACCCAACCAATCGCCAACCAATCGCCAACCAATCGCCACAGGAGGAAAAGGGAATAAGGAAAGAAGTAAAGAATCTGATACAGAGATAGGTGTTTCTATCGAAACCTCTCCAAGAGATGAGACAAGGGAGTTTTTTGAATCTCTGGAAAATAATATAGAAGAGGTAATCATTTCTATCAACTCAGACCCAGAACACAGAGAAGTTTTGCGTGCCGAGCTTTTCAAGTTTTATAACTATTGGTGTGAGAAGACCCCAGACTGAAAAAAGGTACGCTGGCAAACTGAAAAAACATTTGAAGTGAAACGGAGACTTACTACATGGCTAATGAATACAAAACAATTTACTTCTAACCAATCACAATATGTGAAAAAACCAAGAGTTGTTGGATAGTGGGGCATGGTACTATGTCGATGTAAATATAGACCAAGAGAAATGAAAGGAGAGAATAGTGATAGACCAGCAAGAGTACAACACACTCATAGACTGACTCAATAACGATGGGAAGTTTCTAAAAGTAGGGAAGAACCACTATTTCTGGTCAAAGATAGATAGTTTCTGACCTATTGAATTTGGGGAGTGAGTTTTGCAACAATTAAAAACACTTCCAAAAGATGTGCAGGATTTTATCAAGAAACAAATCAGAGCATGACTCAAAATAACATCCCTCGATAATCTCCGTTCTGTAGTAGCATTTTTTAACTCTAAATAATTATGGCTAAATGAAACAAACAAAGGAGATTGAAAATATACGATGACTTTTCTAAAAACGAATACCACGAACTCTGCGACTTTTTCGATGTAGAAGAATTTCCGAATCGTTTCTATAAAATCATAACTAGGGAATACTGAGCAATAGACTTTTACCCTATGAGTGACAAACTGAATTTTAGAAAGAAGAACGAATATTGAATTATGGAGAACTATTGGAAACCAGATTGACTCAAGTGGATAAAAGATAATTTACTAAAGCACCTCTAACCTCTCCTCCAATCTCTACCGAGTATGAGTAGAATACATAATACTAAATGTAAACATAAATATCTGTTGACAGAATAGAATATATGAATATACTTCTCTTATCTTATTTCTTTACTTTCTTTTTATGTCTCACTACAATCACCTCTTCTCTAAGAATGTCATACAACACAAAACTCGTATATATGGTGGTTCTATTCGTAGTATATTACTTCTCTCTCAAGCTCTTTTATCAAAATAATATGTCTAGAATTACTCAAATGTGTTTTTTCTTTTTTATACTAGCATGTCTAATATCTCATCTTTACTTTATTGGTATGGCATTTCAGCACTGAGATTGAATAGGATCAATGTACATAGAAGCTGTGAAGTATATTGATATATCAAAGATGTGGCTAAAAGTGTCCTTAATGAATAAACTGGTGGTATGAATGACAATCTTTTATTCCTAAACCTAAATAATATGAACAAACAAGTAAAAATGGATATGGCTTGCAAAAAATGTTGAGTAATCCAGAAGAGAGACGAGAGTATGAGTAACGATAATTGGAATTATTATGACAACAATCAGAAGTGCGAATGTGGAGAAAAGTTTAGCATGAGAATTGACTGAGAATTTTTATAATAGCATTATATGCTAAAAAATGTCTGGGTATCTCCAAACCATAATTCATATGGTCGTGACCCATTTCCGCCTTACCACCTAACACAATAACTATGTACGAAGAATATAAAACACTAAAAATAGATGTAAGCGGCAATAACAGTCACGCCTCAATACTTGTTGATATACTTAAGCAACTAGAAAAAGTATGATGGGCTTCTTACGATGAAACAAAAGAAGAGTGGTGTACTTTGCTAATGTGTGATAGAGAATACCCTAGATTTTTGGTAAAGAGTTCGGGAAAATTTACGCCAGAATATATGGCTAGAAAAATAGAGAAAGAAAAGAAAAGACAGCATGAGTATTATCTAAAAGTAACTAAACCAAAGAGAAAGAAAAAACAATACCTGTAGACACCCTTTAATTCCTACTATATGCTCAATACCCTTATACAATGAGAAGAAAATATGCCTACTTCTCTTACTTTATTACTAACTTAGTTTTATGTCTTCCACTGCACGATGAGGGCAAAGAGAACCCACAGACTACTACGCTACACCACAAGGTGCGATAGTAACTTTTCTTGATTCTTTCCTACAAACACAAGAAGGGAATAAACTTTTACAACCGTACCCACAAGAAAAACTTTTGAGAACTGATTTGAAGATTCTCGACCCTTGTGCTGGTGGGAATCTTGAGCCAAAAGTGTATGAAGGGAAAAGAAAAGGAAAATCAGTCATGTATGATACAAAAATGGCATACCCTACTGTACTCGCAAATTACTGAGCTGTAAATATAGTCACCAACGATATTCGAGAAGATAGCCCTGCAACTTACCATAAAGATTTTACCATAACATCACTTGTACCCTCTATATGAGGTATATATGATCTTGTTATTTCTAATCCTCCGTTTGCTTTTGCTGAACAATTCATTTTGAACTCTCTAAAACTTGTAAAAGAATGAGGAATCGTGGTGATGTTACTTCGTCTCAATTTCTTTTGAAGCCAAAAGAGAAAGAAGTTTTGGGAAGAAAATATGCCTATGTACTCTTTTGTACATCGTGAGCGTATGGGTTTTACTCCTGATGGTGCTACGGATAGTATAGAATATATGCACGCTGTATGGATTAAATGACTCAATCCTGAATTCTCTAAACTTAAAATCATCTAGTATGTACGAATGTAAAACATGTGGAAACAAAAAGGAATTTATAGAAAACTACACCGATTCTGTCCGAGTATTTATATCCGATGAGTGAGATTTTTGTCATTCTGAAAGCGATCCGCAATTATGCGAAGTCGCCTGTCCTATCTGCAATAGTAGTACAGAAGATAATGCTATACTTTGTGACTGAAAAATATTAACTATTATATAATCTATGCCCAAAAGACTCTCCACACAACAGAAGATAGAATACTTCCTCCACGTAAGTGACCTATCTGTCCTCTCCATCTCCTTTTATGGTGGGAAGTATCAAGTTTATACACTGATGAAGAAGTCACCTATACAACTAAATCTAAGTCTATATCGAGGGCTATATCTGAACTCTATAAATTCTATAACGAAACTAAATAATGCTCAATATCCTCATACAATAATAAATATGGGTAACTATCCCCTTAAAACAAGTAGATTATAAAATAGTAGTGTAGAAAAAACTAATTGCTGTCAAGGGATAATTACCAAAATCTATAATCTATACCGAGTATGAGTAGAATATGTCGATCAAAATATAACTATATATAGTTTCAAAAGAATATAATTAACTATAATGAGGATACTTACTTTTTAATTTACTTATGACTTCACTATCAACCAATTCAAGTACATCAACTATATCAACTACATACAGTCCAAATCTTACTGGTTGAATTATAACCGAAAAGAAGAAGTGATTTTTTAGCAAATTGTTTGGCAAGGAAAAGAAGTACGACTCAGATACATTTTTCTCTCTCATAAAGAACTGACTCAAGCAGATAGACTACAATAAAGCCCTCAAATACAAGAAGGAAGTTATTAAGAATCTGAAACAAGCAGAATCTCTCTGACAAAAGCAAATGATTGAAACTCTGAATGAACAATTGCTCTGATTCAAAAAGGAGATACAGATTATATCTCGGTGATTTAATAAATATGTTTTTGAATCTGACATTGCCGACCTTGAGAGTGTTGGTATTCAATGAAAAACAATATGGAGAAAGGAAATACAGAACTATGTATCAGTCATACCGAGCAAGCCACTCAAAGAAATACTGAGAGCCAAAAAATACAATCTGTTTAACGAAATCATCATCATATATACTCGAAATAGGTGAAGAGAGCTAGAACTAGACAAGAAGAAAAGCACAACAAATGAAAAGAGAAAGAAAGTAGATCCAATAGCATTTTGACTTGTCCGAGAGACTGGCAGATTATTTATAATTGCCGATTGGATGGATGATGAATGTGACTTTGATGTAAAGAAACTGCAAACTATTGTTGATATTAAATCTCTTTAATATGAAAGCCATCATCTACACTACCGAAGAAGAAAAAGCAATAAAAAAAAATACGAAGATTAGCGAGGAACAGATATTTCAGAGAATGCAGGAAAAAGATGAGCGAGGCAGCGAAAAGAAGAATATACTCCATAATCTAAACAAATGGAACTAAACACTTTGATAATGGGGGACTGTCTAATCGAAATGAAGAAAATACCCGACAAGAGTATCGACCTTGTTTTAACTGACCCTCCGTACTGAATGTCGTTCCTGTCTTCTTTCAGACAGGAACGAACGAAACACAAAGAGATTGAAAACGATGATACTCTTGAATGGGTAGATGACTTTCTACTAGAGATAAAACGAATATCAAAGCCCGATGCACACGCCTATATATTCTGTTCCATGCACCATATAGACACTTTCGTATCAAAAATTAAATTCCACATGAATTATAAGAATATACTCGTATGGGAGAAGAACAATACAGGTATGGGAGACCTAGAATGAGACTACGCCCCCAAATATGAATTTTGCATATTCTGTAATGGAGATGGCACAAAGAAACTCACTTGAAGTCGTGACCCTAATATAATGAAATGGAACAAGACTTGAAACGATTTACACCCCACACAAAAACCTGTTGAAATGTGCGTCTATCTTATCCAAAAGTCATGCAATCCATGAGACACTGTACTCGATTGTTTCGCAGGAAGTGGCACTACATGATGTGCATGTATCGAAACCTGACGAAATTACATTCTTATCGAGAAAGACGAATACTACTGCAAGATTATCGAAAAGAGACTAAAATCTACTACACCTCCTCTCTTTGTAATGTAGACTAACCTATTAACCCTCTAACTAATGAATATGAACCTCACAAACACAATAAACCCTAAACTTGTAATAACCAGCCACATAATCATAAAAGGTATAGAAGTCCCCGTGAAAACAGAAATAGACCTAGAATGAATAGATAAATCTCTCACTGAAATAATTTGGAGATTAGCTGATGAGAATTTTAACAAAGATATAATTGTAAAATAATGGACTACCAAAAAGAAATAGAAAACCTCCCCGAATCACAAAAGATAGAACTCAGAAAGCACTTTCACAAATATAGCACTCTCTCAGAAGAAAGTAAATATCGAGCTTTGTACTATTTATCGAAAACTTTGTAACTATGGAATACAACCACCTACTACCCAATCAATTCATGTCCTACTGAAAACCGATCAGGTATAAACTAGGTGATACTATCCATAACTGAAACATCAAAGGTATTATAAGCTCAATCGAAGAATACAGCTGTGGGGCATTGATAACTCTAGAATTGTCAAGATAAGAAAATGAATAAAGTATTACAATATACTTGCAATTGAATAAATTGTGAATATACTGTTTACGTTCAATCATAACTACGAGCAACTGGCAAAGCCGACAGCTCACAACCTTGATTAACAACTCTTTATCTTTTTATCACCCCTTTATGATAACTTTACGAGAACCAGAAACAAGCGTAGACCATCGTGAAGACTTTTACAGGTCTGAACGTGATATATGCTCGTATGAAATGATGAGAGACAGAGAAGATAGAGATGCAGAACTTAACTATTAAACTACTATGTATGATCCTGCACTTGTCCTCCGAGATTCTATCATACAACTAGATAGGTCTAAACATCCTCACGTTTCCTACCAACTAGACTGAGGTAAACAGTTTTACAGCTTTTACAACCAACTAAAAGATATTTTTTCTCCTTATTTAACTAAATAATTTATGTCAGATTTCCTTCCAAAAGATTACAGCACTCCAAAGACTGATGGTCGATACTTCCGTATACAAGACGGAGAGTCTATAAAACTCCGTGTCCTTACTTCTCCAGTTATGTTCTGGGAGTGGTGGAACGAAGATAATAAACCAATTCGTGTAAAATATGATGGCTCGTTTGTAAAAACTCCTGAATGAGTACGAGCAGATAGTAAATCACGTTTCGTATGGGCTATGGTTGTATGGAACTATGACAAGAAGACTACAGAAATTTGGAGTGTATGACAAGCTGGTATTCGTAAATCACTTGAAGACTGGGTAAAAGATGAAGATATAGGAAACCCTACTACCTACGATATAAAACTCGCAAGAACAGGTGCAGGAATGGAAACTACCTACACAGTCACAGCTCTCCAAAAACCTGAAAACACAAAAGAGATAGGAAAGGAAATACTCAAGAATGCTAATTCTATCAATTTGGAGGCACTTATAACGAATGACAATCCTTTTGAGCATGAAAGTCCTCTCCAAGATTTATCTAGTCCTTCTGATGGCAAAGTATCTATTGATGCTGTACCTTTCTAATATGCTCGCTTTTGAACTCATACCCGACAAGCTCGAAAAGAAGGGCATAGAACTTGCTGAAAACCAAGCAGAGTATGAAACCCTTGAAAAGAATGAAAAAACTGTCCTAGCATCAATTATGATGAAACAAGATGGCTCTATATCTAATCGAGAGATGATAGCCAGAGCAAACCAAGAATACAAAGACTTTTTAGACACCATAAAGACAGCTAGACGTAAAATGTTGGTAAACAAAGCAGAGATAAACTGACTAGAGACAGCTTTTGAGTGGTATAGAAGCTCAAACGCCAATGAGCGTGCGAGAATAAACCTAAGATAGTCACACTTTTATTTTTTACCTTTTTATTATGAAAAATACAGATTGCTCATCTTGCTCATCTTGCTCATCTTGCTCATCTTGCTCATCTTGCTCATATTGCTCAGATTGCTCATCTTGCTCATCTTGCTCATCTTGCTCATATTGCTCATATTGCTCAGATTGCTCATCTTGCTCATATTGCTCATATTGCTCAGATTGCTCAGATTGCTCATCTTGCTCATATTGCTCATCTTGCTCATATTGCTCATCTTGCTCAGATTGCTACTCTTGCTCATATTGCTCATATTGCTCAGATTGCTTATCTTGCCCATATTGCAAAAATTTAAAAATGACAGAGTTCAATTATTTCTGTTGGTCAGAAAACTATGATGATGAAAATTCATTTCAACAAAAAAAATATAGAGTTTTCAATGTAGAAATTTCAAAGGAGGAGTATGAAAAAATACCGAAACTCTATAAAAAACTAGAGCTTGATGTAAAAGAATCTTATTATACACGATTCCAAACTGCATTCAAAAAGATGTGGGTTACACTTACACAAGAAGAAAAACAAGAATACTTCGATATCCCTCATTTTAATTGGGAGTGATTTACCTACATTACAGGTATTGAAAAAGAATGTGGAGAAGAAATGACACTAGAAGAAGTATGTAAGGCACTGGGGAAGACAATCAAGATTGTTAAATAATTTATTTTTTTACCTTTTTATTATGAAAAATACAGATTGCTCATATTGCCCATATTGCTCAGATTGCCACTCTTGCTCAGATTGCTCATCTTGCCACTCTTGCTCAGATTGCTCATCTTGCCACTCTTGCTCAGATTGCCACTCTTGCTCAGATTGCTACTCTTGCCCATATTGCTCATATTGCTCAGATTGCTTATCTTGCCCATATTGCAAAAATTTGAAAATGACAGAGTATAATTATTTCTGTTGGTCAGAAAAATATAATGATGAAAATTCATTTCAACAAAAAAGATATAGAGTTTTCAATGTAGAAATTTCAAAGGAGGAGTATGAAAAAATATCAAAGCTCAATAAAAAACTAGAGCTTGATGTAAACGAAAGTTATACAACAAGATTCCAAACTGCATTCAAAAAGATGTGGGCTAGACTTACTCAAAAAGAAAAACAAGAATACTTCGATATCCCTCATTTTAACTGGGAGTGATTCACATTCATTACTTGAGTAGAAAAAGAACAAGATTGTTAAATAATTTATTTTTTTATTTTCTTTTTATGGGTACATGAAAAATTACAGTCTTGCCTGATGGTACTATCAAGGCACTCGACAGTAACAAGCAAGTGTATGTCTATCTCCCGAATGTCCTCTGTGACGAGTATGGAGAATGCCCCTTATTTATAGAGTGAAACAGAAGTAATAGATATTGTATTTTTGACCTCACCAACGATCCTATCGCTGATTCCGCAAAGAAACTTCGTGGTAGACATGGGAGAACGCCTGTTGCTTGTCAGAAAGAAGCTATAATGGCATCTAAACTAGAGGGTATATGGTGATTTATGAAAAGGACTATTAACAAATTCCATAACTAATATGAAACCACTCCTAAAACTAAAAACAGCGTCGCAATTTTTAGAACATTATTACAAAGATAGTTATTTTTTAGATAATTATGAGGATTTTCTCAAAGCAATGAGACACTACGCACGAGTGAAGAGTGATATTGCATACGAAAAAGGTTATCAAACAGCTATTAACCAAATGAAATAATATGTTTAAAAAAATAATAAAATCTGTAATTCAGGAAGAACTTCGTGAAATGAATATCGAAAAACTCTGTAAAGAATCGATAAAAGAAGTCATACAGAAAACAGTAATGGAAGAAGCTGGTAAAATCAAGATAGAAGATGAAATCAATCGTAGATTAAATATTTCACTCGGAAATATAGACGAGAAAATAAAAGGAAGAATCCTGATGAATATGAAATATGCTATTATAAATCTGTTTTCTAATTGTAGAACTTTTAAGGAATTAGAGGATATGAAAGAATTTGAACTCAAGGAAATGGTCTTTCAGGAAGAAAAAAAGAAAAAACCTAAACCTAAAAAGAAATAACTATGAAAGAAATAATTACAATAATATCACAGACATTACAATTTATTTTTTGAGTAGCGTTTTACGTATTTATAACTTTTTTCTTTTTGAAGATAATGTATACAGCTTTTATTTGGACTTTTAACCTATAACTATGAAAGACGAATATATCATGTCTCACTACTGCCAAGACCGCAGTTTTGTAAAATACTTCTATAAAGACTGAAAGAAGTTGGTATCTCAAGAAACGAATTGAAGAATTCGCTACGCTCAGTATAAATCAGGAAGTTGGATAGACTCACAAACTTTTAATAAAATGTAATATGATAATCGAAGAACTTATAAAATCCTGAGAGCTATGACAATTTAAAGCATGTCTATTCGACTGATGGTGTGGTGAATGTGTCTGATGGTGATACCCTGTACTCAGACATCTATGAGAAGATAAGTGGAAAGAATTACAAAAGCTAGGCAAAATGGAATGTTCATACCCCCATTGGTTTTTAATCACCAAATCTCTCACACGACAAGAAGCTATCGAGAAATACTGAGAAGAAAAAGAAATAGAGCGATGACCTAGATGATGATTTAAGACAATTACATTTTGAGAAAAGAAGTTTTGTATGCCTGAATTATGTAAATGATAAACTATGAAAACCCCAAAAGAAATCCGAGAGAAGAAGAAGCTGATCAAAGCAAAATTAAAAGTCGATTATCCAAACTAACCTATGAAAATAACAATGCCTATATATTGGACTATATGAAAACTGAAACCTGAGAAAATACCTCTATGATTAAATTGGTTTAGAAACTGCCATTTTAGGACACTAAATACAGTGAAGCAAGACTATACAGCTAAAGTGATAGAACAAACACACTGAGAGCAAATAAATGGCAAATACGGAGTATCTATAAAACTCTATCTAAGCTCCACAGCTCAAGACATAGATAATTTCTCTTGTATTGCAACTAAATTTATCCTTGATGCTCTCGTAGAAGCAAATGTACTCGAATGAGACAGCAATAAGCATCTCGTAGAAATACAATCTAAATTTATGGAAATAGACAAACTAAACCCTCGTATCGAACTAATAATAAACGCACTATGACATCAATAAATCAAAAGAAACACGCTCTCTATCTTAAACTTTCTGAAACCACAGGGAGAAGTATAGGAACAATCAAGATGTTCTTCTCTAATAGTGGATTTTCTATTTTAGAAAAAGCAGATAGGGATTATTACATAAGACAATCCAAACTAATCAAGCAAAGAAAGTAAATTATCTCTTGCAATTGGATAAGTTATGAATATACTGTCTACACATTACTTCTTTACAATACTTTTATGACAGAACAACTTTTTTACACAGCTCCGAGTGATACACTATTTAATGAAATGAAAGAGTTAGCATTGAATATATGGTCGACATGCGATGATAAATATGGATATGCAACAGAAAAGAAAGAAATCGTAAACTCACTAGAAAATATAGGTAGCAATTTTATGACTATATATCAGATGTTTGATTTTATCAAACAATCTAGGCTTATTGATAAAGCAAGTGATGATCTAAAGAAAGCTATATATGACAGAAACTAAAAAATCTCTAAACCAAATTGACTGAAAGACATATAGAAATATTTGAAACTTCATTATGGACTATATTTCACTAGGCTACTTGGAAGAAGTAAAAGAGAATAAAGAACCTACGGACAAATGTGATTTAGAAGGCAAAACAGTACATGGTACCGACATTGATGTCGCTACCTCTATTCTCGAAAAGCTAAGGGAATGGGTAGATGGACTCCCACACCATGACAGGAAGAACAAGTGACAATACCAGATTCCAAAGCAAGTGGTAACACTCAGTGATGTTTGGAATTAACAGCTATGTCTAGACAACTCGAATTCATGACCCGTTTCCTCCACTCTCAATTCCCTAATAGCAAACCATAATAACCCATGAAACAAACACTCCGCATCTTCTACGACAACAACGATAATCCTATTTTTGTTTGAGATAAAGTATACCCATGAGGAAAATACTATGAAAATGATGAGATAAAAGACTACAAATCTCTTGTTTACGAAGTCGTGATGCACGAATGAAAACCAGCTCTCCTCGACCAATGGGGCAAGCATAACAGGATTGATTGTGTAGAATCTATGAAATGTACCGACGAAGCGAACTGGCAAGATAGTAGATGACATGTTTTCCGACCTTTTTATTCTTGATACTATAAATATGAAAACTAAGCTCCGCAATCTGATCGAGAATCAGCTATATTTCCTTTCTTTATAATACACTAATTATAACCCCACTATGTCTATAATCAAATGGCAAGAGAAATTTGCTCACGACTTCCGAACAAAGAAATTCACAGGAGAATCTCTTGAAGAAAATACCGAGCAAGCTATCAAATATTTTACTGACTATTTCACCTCCGAAATAGAGACAGCTAGAAGTGAAGAGCGAGAGAAATTAAAGGAGAAACTCGTAAAATTACATAGAAAATCTGGAAGTAGAGCATCAGAACTAGAATGTTCACAAGATGGCTACGAACTAGGTATTGAAGACTCTATCTCATCAATTAAATAACTATGAGCCAAGAACTACTAGATTTTCTCAAAAAACAAAACGATGAGTTTATCCGCCAGGAAAACGAAAAAGCTCTTGTAATTCTAGGGATAAAAGTATAATAAAACCATGCACACAATACGAATAATCAAATGCCCAGAAAAGGATGATGCTCTCGATATTGATGGATGTATTTTTACTTTCTGAAAGGATGTATGAATAGTCAAAGGAAACTATCACAAATCAGCAATGAATCTCGCTAAAGCAATGCTCGATGTAGGATATACAGTCCGAGTACGACAAGGAGTCTACAAGGAAACAGTTAACGAAAAAGGAAACACAGTAAAAAGCGTAGGCACTGAAATAGATTTTAATTCTCTTGTAATAGAAAAGGAATAAGTATAATTACTCTATGATGTACAAAAAACTCGAAAACAACTGACTGATTGTCCCCAGCGAAATGACTCCTACAAAGGAGTTTTGGCGTGTCATGGGTAAACACTCAGGCATGATAGTATGTGTCGATGTTATTGATCCAGATGTCACTCTTCATCCAGCAGGTATTCCGTGGGATGTAGATGGAGTACATAAAGGTCTCCCTTTCAAGAAATGAGCAGGTATCCACTCCCTCGATGAAGTCACTAAGGTAGAAAGACAGAATATGGAGATAGCACAAACAGCAAACGAAAAAAGACCAGAGAAAGAAAAGAAACGAGCTGAACGTGAAGAAGAGCAAAAAAGAGTAGATGAGTTCTACGCAACACCAGTAGGAGAAAAGAAAGTAATCTTTGATACTAAGATGGAAGCATTCATACCAGAAGAAATAGAAACAGTAGAACCAGTAAACATTATCGAAGAAACAGAACAAGATGTGACACCAATAGCAACACCAAAAAAGAAAGGGAGACCAAGTAAGAAATAAACTTTTATTCGACTTCCCTTGTTATTAACATGACAGCGTGACAACCAGCATACTACACTAACAAGGAGGAACTACAAACAGAAATAGATAGGTATTTTGAAGAAACTCCTAATGATGAGATAGCCATAACAGGGTTAGCTCTGTTTTTATGATTTACCAGTAGACAAGCTCTAATTAACTATCAAAATAAAGATGAATACTTTGACACGATAAAAAGAGCAAAGATGAGAGTTGAGCTTGCGTATGAGAAAAGACTCATAGCAAGAGGCAACGGATGAGATGTATTTGCACTCAAGAACTTTGATTGGACAGACAAGCAAGAGATAGACCAGAGAAACCTCAACATAGATACTACTCCTCAAGAGTTAGCAAGTATGACAGATGAGCAACTACAAGCATTATTAAAATAATATATGAGTACACTATCTAGTTTACGCACACTCACCAGACAACAATATAGGTTCGACCCTAATGGTAGAGTATTCGGCAATGATGAACTCGATAACTATATCAAACAAAGTTACGAGCATGTGCAGAATGAAATGTGACTACTCTTAGATGAAAAGGAAATCCTCGCTATAACAAGTGGTACACAAGAATACGCATTGCCTACTACTCTCGTAACGATAGCAGATGACGGAGTCCTTATAGATACATTCCCTCTTGAGCAATCTACCTACGAGTACACAAGCGGTAGAACATCACAAAGTAAACCAACTATGTACTATCTCCGTGAAAAGAGTACATGACCCTACATTGGATTCATAGACATACCAGATGCTAGCTATACGATTAATATTTTCTATAAAGGATACCGACCTACACTGAGTTCTTCACAAGATGCTACAACACCTACGAGATTCGACCTCCTCATTGCTCTCTATGCAAGCTACATAGCTGAGTACACACTCAGAGGCAATACACAGAACGCTATCAATAAGCTACAGGCATACAATCAAGAGAAGCTCCATACAGGCAAGTCACGATTCAGAGGTAAGACTACTTTTAGAACACAACGATAATGCTCAAAGAACTTAACTCACTCACCTGAGGTATTAACACAAGTAAGGAAAGCATCCGCAAAGAGGATGAGTTCGCTGATATTGTGAATATGTACTATAACAGGAGAGGAGCACTGGAAACTAGGCGTGGTACTACAAACTTCTGAGATAGTGTAGGTAGTGATCCATTTACCTCTTTATTCTTCTTTCAACGAGACGACACAGGAGAAAGAATTTTAATAGGTTTTGCTGGTTCTGTTATGTATCAATATACAGAGTTTACGAATACATGGACAAGTAAACAAACAGGATTGATTGAATATGAAGCAGATGGAGTAACGAGGACTAAGTGGAGCTTTGCAGTCTACAAGAATGTGATCTACATGTGTGATGGAGTTAATCCGTATATGTACTACGATTGAGCAACAGTAACACGGGCATTAAGTGCTGGTGTAGCAGTTACTCTCGACAATACGACAGATATAATCACTCACACCGCTCATTGATTCGTTGCTGGTGATAGAGTTGCTCTCTACGGAACTCTACCAACAGAAATCATACAGTGACAGCTCTATTTTGTGAGGACTATCACCATGAATACCTATCAGATTTCTCTTACTGAATCATCCACCATCATAAACTTTACAAGTAATGGAAGCGGCGTAACTGATAAGAGAGCTACAACGCCTATATTTAGGTATTTGCAGTACATGTCAGATAGGGTATATGGTTCTGGTGATGATTATGCTCCTACAACTGTATTTTATACAAATGCTATTCCGAATGATGCACAAAGTTTCCCACCAGCAAACTATTTTGAAATAGGTGCTGATGAGTTGTGAAGAGTAAACACACTAAAGGAATTATGAAGTTTTGTCTGTGTATGAAAGGATAGGAAGATATATTCTTTTGATGCTACAAATGAGACCAGTAAACCCATTAACTCTCGTAGTGGTATACAGAGTCATCGAAGCGTACAGAATGTCGAGGGAAGTCTTCTATTCTTCAATGAGTTTTGACTAGATACTCTCAAGCAAGTCAGTGCTATCTCTGGTACTCAAGCATTAGGTACTTCTATCCTCTCGGAGAACATCAGGGAACTCTTTTCAAACATACAACCTGAGAGTTATAAAACGAACTGTTCACTCTACGCTCCTCTCCTCAATAACTACTACTTCTCTTTTGATGCTAATAACGTAGGAACTACTGATACGACAGTCGTGTGGTCTTCATCATTTGGAGCTTTCACTAAATATTCTATCCCTACACTCAATGATTATTGTACTTATATTGATAGTGATTGAGAATACCGATACTTACTTGCTCCTAACACTGGCTGACAAGTCTTGGAATTTGAGCGATGATACAACGATAACGGAGTAGGCATAGAATGGCTCTGTGATTATCGTACTAAGTTCGGTACAGATGACTGGAAGACTATATCATGGGTACAAATTCGTGGGAGAAAGTCTATCCAAAAGGAAGCTACACTCGATATATACATGGATTGAGAAGTCGTCTCTACTTGCCAGATAACAGATGATTTTATCGAGGTAAACGCAAGTCCATATCCTGTCGGTAATTCTCCTATTGGTAACCTATCTATCGGATGAGGTGGAAACCAATCAGATAGTATTGATACTTACGAGTTTAGTCTTAGAATACCTGTAGAGGTAACTGGTCAAGAACTCGGAATACGAATAAGCTCATCAGAAAATCCTCTTGTTTTCTCTTTGGAACAGATGAGAGTCGAAGTAAACAAAGAAGTCATATCCCTATTTGATAATTACGCATAATATGTCAGACCTCTCAATAATCCCTCTCGAAGATTGATTTGAAACACAACTAGCACAAGACTGGAATGGTGCTACTGGTACAGTGTATGTACTCGATACACCTAGTTACACTCCTACAACTACAAATACCTACATAGTCGTCAATCCATGAAAAAATAACATGCAGATCGCTGAGATTACCGATTACAATAGCACTGCAAATACACTCACAGTATCGAGTGTCACTCTTTTGAAAGGTTTGGGTATAAACAGTACAGCCCCTGCATCATCTCATGCGACAGGAAGCAAAGTAATCATCTCAGATAACTATCAATTCTGGGCTGATATTCAAACAGCTATCAATAGCAAACTCGATAAGAATGGTGGCAATGTCCAAACATACGCCACAACTGCAGCAAGAGATACTGCACTTGGTGGTGATGGTGTTGCAACTCTCCCCTATTCCGACATTTATGTAACAAATACAGGGCTTTTCTACAATTACAATCTCAATCTCGGACAGTGGCAAGCAGTAAGTACAGGTACAGCTCCTGCTAACGCTACACAAAGTACAGCGTGAGTAATGAAAACAAGTGTAGTACCTTCTGGTGTTCCTGTCGCTCTTATTACTGATGATGATATTTATAAAGCTGCTAATAATGCACCTTGAACACCAAGTGAAAGTAATACTTTTGAAACACAATTTGATACCTCTAATGGCTCTACATACACAGCTACGACCATATCATTTACCGCTGGTACAAAAACTATTTCAGATAGTGCAAATGGATTCGTCACCGCAGGATTTAAACAAGGTACTCAAATAGTTATATCTGGAACTGCGAGTAACAATGGAACATTTACTATCGTGAGTGTCGTGGCATGAGCAATCGTAGTAGCTGAAACTGTTGTAACTGAAAGTGCAGGGGCAAGTGTGACAATTACAAGTGTGACTGCTGAAAAGGTTTATAGGCTCAAAGATAACGGAAAAATAGATGCTACAATGCTTGAATGAGCTTTACCTGCTCTTGATGGTAGTGCTTTGACTGGTTTAGGTGATGTGTACGGATCTAGCACAAATTTGCTTACAACCTACCACAATGATATTTTCAAAACTACTCGACCATTTGTTGCTGCTGGTTCTTCAATATCAGGAGTATGATTTGAATACTTCAATATTGATAATGCTAGCAATGGTGCAGTCAATCATGTATGGTGAACTATTAAAGGTACAGGCTCAGCAAATTCATTTATCTGGTCACAATCTAAAAAAGTACGTATACGATGGAACGCTCGATATAATACAGGTTCAAATAACTGGTGACTTTGACTTGCTGTAACTGCAACTTCACTTGGTACAGAAGAAACAGACACTACAACTGGTACTGCTCGTGTTCTTGTTAAAAATGGTGTATTGTGGTTCTGTACTGCTAATGGTTCTTACGAAGCAACTAATGTAGATTCTGGTATAACAGATAGTGTTTGGAATGAATACATGATGGAAATAAACCCTTGAGTAAATATAAAACTCTATATCAACTGAAACCTTGTCGCTACTCACACGACCATACCAACAACAGGTACTCCTAGTTGGACTGTTGGAGTTTCAACAGGTTCTTCAGCCTCTCGTTACATGGGACTAAGTAACCTCAATATATCTTACGAATTATAATATGCCATTAACTCCCGAACAAGAAGCTAAAAATAAACGTACAAACGAACAAATGCTCGCTACTCAACAAGCGAAGAGAGATGCAAGGAATGATCTTAGAACTCCTGCAACTACTTCCGTAGTTACACAACAAGAAATAAACCTCGCAGCATATAAATCTGGTAAAAAACCTGAGGAGATACAGGCACTATTGCAAGCTAAAGGTATCCCCCCAGCTCCTACTATTACACCAGTACAGACCATAAAACCGA